GTCAAGATTATTATTATAGATAATAAAGCCTATTGGGTAAAAGATAATATCTTTTATACCGCAGAAACTAACAATGGAAGCATTGTTCATGAAACTGCAAAGCCAGTAGATACTGCTGATATGTCTAAAAAGGATATTGACAAAATGCTTTTTATACTGGATAATTTAGGTAAAGGAAAAAATAGAGATGATAGTAGTAGTACAGGGAACTAGCGATTTTGAAGATTACAGCGTCTTTATTCGTGCTATGGGCGTAGCAATGTCTGGTATGAGTGAAGATGATAAAGAGTTTTATGTTTATTCTGCTGGACCAGCACGTATCAACTCTATGGTTTCTGAATTCTGTAATCTTTCTGAACGTGGAATGAAGGCACGTGGAAAGAAAATTAAATACTACAAAGTTCCTGTTCAGTGGGTTTATGAAAATTTAGATTATGTAAATTACTTTGCTTTTCTAAGTAAGCCTAAGCAACCTGTATCAAAACTTGTAGCAGAAGCAGAATTAAAAAATATTGAAGTGGGAATTTTTAGGTACTAAGGGGTAGAAATGATTATTAATAATTTAGAAAAAATGGAAAAGATCGTTGCTCGTAATAACAATCTATCTTGGATAGGTTGGGATGTTGCAGATCGTAAACGATCAGAATCAGGTCGTACAGCCGTTAATGGGGTTAGAGTAAATGGAGTCTGGTATTTACAGCGCATTTATACAGTTACCCGCAACGGATGGGATATTCCTAATAAGTATAGGGGATAGACATGAAACAGCATCTGTGGAAAGATGATGCTCTGTGTCTAGGCTCTAACACTAATGTGTTCTTTGATATTTACGAAGAACAACCAGAAACAAGAGAGTTTGTAGATTCTTTATGTAGAACATGTCCTGTTTCAAAAACCTGTTTTGCCGTTGGTGTATCTGGCAAAGAGTGGGGAATTTGGGGCGGTGTTTACTTAGAGGGTGGAGAAATATCAAAAGAATTCAACAATCATAAGACTAAGAAGGATTGGTCTTATACTTGGCAAGCATTAACAATGGAGCAATAGTGTATACAGATAAGATGAAGATGGCATTTCATTCTATTCCTGCTCCCAAAAATTTTGGTATTAGTCTTATTGACAATGATACCTTTATTACGATAAAATTAGATGAAAGATCGTTTATACGTATGACACATGATGAAAAGTTAGATGCTGTTAAATATGTATCTATGGTTAAGAAGGCTTTAGAAATGGAAGGTGCAATTGTGTTAGTAACTAGAGAGCCATTAAAATAATGCAGACATTTTTACCATCTCGTAATTTTGTTACAGTAGCAAGAATGCTTGATTCTAAAAGATTAAATAAACAAATACTTGAGGGCTATCAGATACTTAATGTATTGTCTGGCATGTCGCCTACAGGCGGTTGGCGTAATCATCCAGCAGTCAAAATGTGGCGTGGACACGAAATGATCTTGCATTCATATATTAGTGCAATGATTGCAGAAGCAAAACAACGTGGTATTAAAACAGATAAGAACGAAGAAAATATTCGTAATCTATTCAATAAGGTTGGAGATAGTTGGGGAGCAACGCTACCTGACTGGTATTCTGATGATAAAAAGATTATGCGTATTGTAACTACACATAAGGCTAATCTATTTGATAAAGATCCAATGTATTATGCACATTTTGGTTATGCTAAACATAGTATCTTTAATATTCCGTGCTGTTCAACATGTAAGTATTATTGGGTAACACACGATACAGAATGAGTATTTTTATATCAATAGCAAGTTATAGAGATCCTGAGTTAGTTAGGACTATTAAATCTGCCCTTGATAATGCAGCACATCCTGAAGAACTATACTTCTCTGTTGTTCTTCAAGAGTTTGAAAGATTTGAGCCAGATCTTTCTTGGGTTCCAAGATTGTCATTACAAAAAATGCATCCCAAATATGCAAGAGGTGCTGGTTTTGCAAGGGCTAAAGCAATGGAAGCATATGCTGGTCAGGACTATTATCTTCAAATAGATTCTTACACAATGTTTGAAAAGAACTGGGACTTGTTATGTATCAAGCAACATGAGTTAGCCAAACTTATATCTAATAATGATAAGGTTATTCTCTCTTATTTTCCACCACCATTTTATGTAGAACAAAATAAAAAAATTAATATTATCAAAAATAATAAAATACAACTGCCATATCCTACAAAGCAGATTCCAAAACTAACAAAACGCAATGAGTGGACTGCAGAACGAATAGAACTAACTGGTAATAATGTTCCAGAATTGTCTACAACTATTTTGGCTGGCTTTGTTTTTACTACAGGAAATATTGTGCAAGAAGTGCCGTATGATCCAGAAATATCATTTTTTGGTGAAGAACTTTGCTTTGCTGTAAGAGCATGGACTAGAGGATGGGATATTTATTCCCCATGTATAACAATTCTTTATCATTTTTATACTCGTGAAGGGTATAGCAAAATATGGAAAGATCGTAATATCCGTAAGGTATCTTGGAAAGAATTAGAAGATATATCTAAAGACAAACAGCGTAAGGTTTTATGTGGTATTGAGCAAGGGGTGTTTGGAGTTGGAGACTACAGACATATTAAATTATATGAAAAAATGACAGGTATAGATTTTAAAAAAATGTATAACCATACTGGTGATACAATAGTATTTGGACAAAGGAATTAAAATGGAAATTGCACTAGCAGTTTTAAGTATTATCTCGCTTTCTTTTATGATTGCTTATATTGCTGTAGTTAAAAAATTAAATACTGTTAGCGAGGCTTTTTCTAAACTTCTAATAGTGTATAACATGACACTAGATGATGCCAAAGATAGCCAAAGATTTGAATCTTTGCCTGAAGATATGGATACTCATAAGGAAAACTTCATTAAGTTTCTTTCTGATTCTCGTGACTGGGCTTTTGATTATATTGAAAATGTTCAAACAGAGTTACAAAAGTTTATTAATAATGTTGAGCCTAGCCTAAAACACTTTGATGAGTTTGGTATTGTCGTTGAAGGTATGCCACTACATAAAGATATGCAAGTAATCTCCGATAACTTTAAAGAATTAAAAAAATTGCTTCCAGAGGAAATGAATGATAGACGCTAGGGGAATCCCTACATGTGACTGTCCTAACTGTGGGGGGAATTTATTCAGGGCGCTTGTCTCATTTGATCCTGAAACATATATGGTTGGAATGTATCATTTAGATATTCAATGTAATGACTGTGGTGCTTTTTGTACTGCCCCAACACCATTAGATCATCCAGAACATCCAGACAAGAATAGGGGAGTAAAAGAATGAAAGAAATACTATTATCAGTTTTAACAGGTTTTGGGTGTGGCGTAGTATTCGCTGCATTCAAATTGCCAGTTCCAGCACCACCAATATTTGCAGGAGTTGCAGGTATTATTGGGCTTTGGGCTGGCTATGCTATACTAATTAAAGTTCTATCCTAGGAGGTCATAATGACAGAGAAAGAACTAAAGGCAATGCTTGCATCATATGCTCGTTCAGTAGTTGGTGCTGCAGCAGCCCTATATACCGCAGGAATTACAGATCCAAAAGATCTATGGGCAGCACTTGTTGGTGCGCTAATTCCAGTGGCAGCACGTGCAATCAATCCAAACGATCCAGCATTTGGTCGTTTACCAGCAGCAAAGGCTGTTGATGAGGCTCTTAAGTCTACAAAGGCTAAAGCAAAGAAAAAGACAACTAAGTAATTAGTTAGTCAAAGATGAGGCGGGACTAGAAATAGTCTCGCCTTATTTTAATATATCAATATATTTATCTTTTAGATTTATAGAAGAAAAATTATTCATAGCAATTTCATATGCATTTTCTTTATATTCTAACTTATTTCTCTGATTCATATAATTATCTACAATTTTTGCCAAGTGTTTAGGATCAGCAGAGTATACATCAAGCATCATTCTTGTTCTTAGTTGCCCAGTCTTTTCTGACTTTGCTAACCAATCTTTTGGCAATACATAGTTATTAGGTGATACATCTGTCATAAATACTGGCAATCCACTTATAAGTGCTTCATTCATTGGAAGACATAAGCCTGCATACCTTCTTGGTAATATCATTGCATCAAAGCCTTTATAGAGGTTTTCCCTTACTGGCTCATCACTATGCTCTATTTTTATTCTAGAATCTTTTATTCTTATATCTAGTGGAGTCTGAGTTTTTATAACTAATTCGTAATCTGTTCTAGAATATTTAAGCATTTCTATTACAGAGTATGTTCCATTTCTATCTTCTGAAGCCGCCTTACCGCCAACATGTAGTAGGCGCATGTGAGCCTTTGACATATTTTCTTTTCTTACTTCTTCAAATTTTGTATGATCAATTGGTGGGGGTAAATGAATAACCTTAGACCTATCAGAAAACAACTCTTGCATATGATCAAAATACCACATGCTAGGTCCAAGTAAAACATCTGGAACTGATATTTTTGGATTGATAACCATATCTAGAAATTCATAGTTATATTGCAATACTGTTTT